CATCACCCATGTGCCGCTGCCGTCATACAGTGCGATTCGTTCGCCCTTGTAAGGCGTGACATATATATTCGTTGCTGCTGTCACGTCCGATGTGGTCACCGGCGTGGCGCTGGTCAATGTCAACCGCGTATTACACACCTGCGCCACAAGGTTGGATGTGGTGGGAGCCACTAGCGTCTCAGTCCCCGCATCATCAATAATGTACATGCCGTCCGGCTTGAAATACGTCTTCCACATGGTGGATGCTGGCGTGGTTGGAGCCAACGCATCTTCCACAAACAGCAGCGCTTCAGCTTCGGTTGCGCCGTTCAGAATGTTGTTGATGTGCGCCAGATTTTCATTATCCGGCGTGGTCACATCCGCCGCGTTGACTGTTGTGGCAATGGCCGCCAATGTGCTAATCGTCAGTGCAATTGTCATATGAAGCGCTCCAAATAACTGATATACATAAACAGGCTGCCACTGGCCTGGACCTTGATTGTGTTTGATCCGGGCATCAGCCGGAACCAATCCGGCGTGGAGGCTGAAAAGTTTGCCATCGCGTTGGTGCCCACCGGTCCGATGCTCACCCGTCGCCGTGCCGGATCAATATCCAAATACGTCCCACTTGCCAGCGTGGCGTTATACCGGATGTCATCCTCTGGCGCACCGTCCACAATCCGACTGATGCGAATCCCGTGGCGATCACTGACCGAATTGACAATCTGAATCCGTGGGAGCAGGAAATAATTGCCGTTTTGCGTATAGGTGAATGTTCCCGGTACGGCTGATGCAGCGCTCGACAGATCCCACTTGGCCGTGCCATCGTCCCATTGTGCTGATCCGTCATCCCACAAAAAGCCGCGTCCGCTTACCGTCCGATACCAGAACGGATCAGGTACTTCAAACGTCACCGGAATTTTGATCTGTTTGTGTGGAACGTTTTTGACATCTTCCGAACGTGGTAAATCGGTCAGTCTTGCCCAACAGAATTGTTCAGCGCCGTATAGCGGTTGTCGCCACAAGGGCATCAATCCCCAATCCGCCATTTGACGCAGCGAAGCAATATTATCGGTAGCTTCCACGTAATCATTGAACTTCAGCCAGATGTCCGCTCGCACCGTCCCGATCGGTGACAGTCCCCGCCCCGTACCCAACGCGCTCAATCCCCCGTTGACGCCTGCCATCCGGCTTGTCTTGGTCACCAAGCTCGCAAAGTTGTCGCTGTAGCTCACCTGCGAATTGGCTGGAAACGTGTATAGCTTGCTGCCACTACCGAAGCGCTTCAACGTATTCATTTAATAGCCCCTCGCTCGTGCCGCTGCCAACGCGCCCCGCATTGCCGATTGCCCTTCCGCTTCTGAATTGGCATGGATGTGAATCCCCCCGTTGATCGTCCACCCGCCCATCATCCCCGCCGTTTCACCCGCCGTGCTGATGTTGCCGCTTGAACTCGGTGTGAACAGTTCCGGCCCCTGCTCCCCTACCAGATACGGCCTACCCCCCATCACCGATCCGCCCCCCGCTCGCCCCGGTACGCTCATCTGCATGTTGGCTGGCAAACCATTCTGCATCATCTGCCCACTGGTCGGTTGTTCTCCAGCTAACTTGTGGATTGTGTCGATCAACCACTGAACCTTATCAATAATCGGTTGAATGACATTGTCTTTGATCCAATTAAAGACCCCTGCGATTCCAGATTTGAAACTGTCTAGGAATGGCTGAACCTTCGTCCAAATATCTTGGATGAACTTAATCACTGGCTCTAACACGTTGGTTTTAAAGTTGTTCAGCGCTACTTTAATCTGATCCAACCCGCCGCCCGGTGCTGCCATCCAATCGAAGAATAGTCCTAGTCCCTTGCCTACAAGTGTCCAAATGTCCCCAATAAACGTGGCAACCGGTTCAAAGATGTTCGTCTTGAAATCATTGACCGCTTTCCCGATTGCAGGGAATGCCGTATCAATGAACCATTCGCGTAATTTCTCAAGTCCGGGACCAATGATGTTTTCCCACACGTTGCCGATGAATGTGGCGACTGGTTCAAAGATGTTCGTCTTGAAATCTTCGACCGCCTTACCGATTGCAGGGAATGCCGTTTCGACAAACCATATACGCAGCGCTTCCAATCCCGGCTTAATCGTGTTTTCCCAAACGCCAGCCATCCAATTGAATACGTTTTCAAGGATTGGCCGCACATTGTTATCAATGAAATCACGCACGCCGCCAAAGTTTGTGAAGTAGGCCGCTGCCAACCCCACCACCGCCGCGATCACCAAGCCGATTGGCGATAACACAAACGCAATTGCGCCACCGATTGCACCCAGAATGCCGCCGATCGCCGTTAATCCAACGCCTACCGCTGCAATCACTGGACCAATAACCGCCAGCGCCCCCATGAAGGTGACCACGCCCAGAATGATGTTTTGAATATTGGGGTCAAGTGTTGTAAACCACTCTATGGCTTGCCCTACCCAATCAATAAATTGTTCGGCAACTGGCATCAGCTTCTCGCCAATCGCCTCCATTAAGTTGTCAAACTTATTTGCCATCTGTTCAAGCCGCCCGCTGAATGTATCCGCGGCTGCTGTAGCTGATCCACCGAATTCGCGTCCCAATTCTTCGAGAATAAGCCTCTGGGCACCGGCGACATCGCCAGCTTTAACCATCGTTTCAATTTGGGCTTTTTGCTGTTCGGTAAACGTCACACCCACTCGTGAAAGCGCCGTGATGCCCGCCACCGGATCATTTAACGCCTTGCCCAATTGAATAGAGCTGCTTTTAAGGTCTTGCCCTAGTGCTTTGCTCATGTTCAATGTGGTCATCGTGGCATCAGGAAACACATCTTTGCCGATGTTCGTGAACGTCAGCAGCATGTTTTCAGCACTTAGCACCGCATCATCACTGAAGGTTGTTAAGCTCTCTAGCTTTGAAGCCAATGCCAGCGCTGAATCTTTAGTAACACCCGCCGTGCCGCCCGTTGACTTCAACACCGCTTCTAACTGTGCTGTTCCTGCCTCTGCATCCGCTGCCGATTTCACGGCTAGCCCTGCAAATGCCAGAAAGGGAGCGCCCACCATCGTCAAGTCACTGCCGAGGCTGGTGAGATTACCGCCTAGCCCTTTCAGTCGATCACCTATGCCCGTCATATCCTTATCAGCGTCTTTTACACCACGCTTAAAATCCTTGTCATCAAGGCTTAGGACACCGAACAAACTTGCGACTTGTGTTGCCATCTATTGCTTCCGATAAGGTTGCTTCTCAATCATCAAAGCAACCCTAACATCTGCCCCACGAGGTAACGCACCAAACAAAAACGCCCCCGTAATTGGGAGCGTTCAGCTTGGCATTTTCTTGTTCTGAAGCGCGTCTTTGGCTTGCGCGATTGCCATCACATCTTCACGCATTTGTAGGGACATACCCGCCAATTCACTTGGCTGCACACCCATCAGGATCAGCTCTACATCTTGAATACGGCTGATCTCATCCGGATAAAAGCTCACGCTGCCCGGTGCCTTCACCGCCAGCGAGTAGTCCCATGCTAGTTTTTTGCGTTCTTTCGCGCCCCGCCTGACCGTATCATGTCCAACAATTCTTCATAGTAATCAGATTGGATGTAATCCAGACTTGCCACATCGCTCCAATCGATCACATCCGGCGCATTGCCCAACAACCATTCACGCGGCACATCCGCCAACACCTGCACCATCAGCTTGGTTTGCACATCGCCCATCGCCTTGACCTGATCTACAGCCGCTTCTTTGTCGTCGTAGAACTTCTGCACATATTCGCTGTAATCGTCGTCTTCCTCATCGCGGCGTTGTTTGCGCAATGGCCGCTGGATGGTGAAGCTGGCGCGGGTCGCAGTTTCGGCAGATTGTGAAAACTCTTCTTGCCACTTCTTGCCCACGCGCGAAAAATCAAACTTTGGTTGTGGTTTCTTTGTGCTGCTCATATGTGCCTTTCAAAGCTAGCGAATTTAGAACGTTTCGCCAGCAAAAATATTCTTGGTTGGGGTTCCGGTCGCCACCAGATCAAATTCCAACACCACCATCGACTTTTCCACGTTGGTGGATGGGCCAGACACGCCAGTGACCAACCAACTACGCGAATCACAGGGCTTGCCGACGGTGCTGCCTTCCGGACCATATACCACCGCAATGACCGAATTGGCCGTGTACAGTGCTGCCATGTCGGTTGCTGCCTGAGTGTCGTTGTATGCCAGAGTGATCTTTGCCGATGCGCCGCGCAGCTTGCCAGCGTGTTCTTCCCACACTGCCCCTGCTCCAGCGGTCACATCTTCATCACCGATGCTTTGGGAAATCTCCATGTTCTTCCACAGAGATTCAACATTGATCGCGTTCATCCGCAAATAGATCGCATTGCCGTTATATTCAGCCATTTCGTCGCTCCATGTTTACTTGATATTGATGCCCGGCGTGATAAATATTTTCCGCACCGGCGAATTGTTCTTGTAACCAGATCGCCCGATCTTCAGTCACCGTTGTGACCACCCACCCCGCGTGATAAGGCAACCGTGGGCTGATGTCCTGTGACCCGCTGTCATCCAACAAGCCGGTGATCGCTTCCTGAATCGCCAGCGCCGATGCCATGTCTTTCGCCACGCCCTTGATGCTCATGACGATTTGCGCCCGTTTCTTGTTGGCATTTCCCAAAAAGCGCCCGTTGCTGGCCGGAAAGAAAACCACATACGGCTTTTCTAGGTTCGAGCTGGCAATCTCTAACGGCTGCACCTTCACGCCCCACAATGGCGATGCATTCCGTAGATGGGCAATCAGCACTTGATTCAACGCCTCGTGCGCTCCAACCGTCATACGTCCTCAAGTCCCAGATTACGCGCCGCATCTTCGCCCACCGTCTTGCTGGCACGATCAAACGCCGGTTGCATGAATGGACGTGGTGCCATGTTCTCCGTGCCGTCTTCCAAATAAAGCCCATACTCTACGCCATCGCTAATCTGGTACGTCATGCTTCCAGCCTTTTCTTGCCGGATCGACGCTCTCAATGTCCCGATGTCCACGTTGGGAGGATTACCGGGCTGGCTGGCAACATGCGTAATGCCGCCGCGTGTGTAACTTTGTCCGGGTGGCGATGTGTTCATGCTCAGTTTGATGTCAGTCACCATCGCTTCAGCAACACCTTTTAACCAGCGCTCAACCTTGTCCGGTTCAGTGCGGATTAATTGCTGCAAGCCCTTGGTGTCCAACACCACTTTCATGTCTGCCATTGCTTCCCCTCATGCTCACGGAAAGGCAGGCGCGGATTACGTCCGCACCCGTGTCATTACCGCCCCGGCAAAAGCGCCATCTGTCAACTTATCCTCAACGTTCACAACTTGGTACACGCTGCCATCGCTAGTCGTCACCACATCATCAGTCACAAACGCCGTTCCGGAAGGACAAATCAACCGGTACACTTCCACCATCGCCTCTTGGCTCCCCACCACTTGGCTGGCGCTGCTGCTAGGTGTACGCGCTCGGATCACCCGGCACGCCACCTCTGACGCCACAACCTCCAGCACATGCAGCGGTTCGCCCATTTGACCCGTCGCCCCCGTCTCACGACTAATCGTGCAAATATCCGTGAGCATCTCGTTCACGTTTCGTTGCACAATCGCCAATGTCCGAGAACTAAAGCGCGGCATCAAGCCCTCCCGCCCATCAATATCACTGTAAAACCCCTACCCTTTTTCATCGCACATCTTCATTCCCCTCCCCGTGCTATGGGGAGGGATTAGGGGTGGGGTTTAGTTCCGATAACCGTCATTCCCTTAGTAGAAAGCGCTTTGACGCACTTGGAATGCTTTTTCATCCGCACCCGCAACAGCGCCAGTTGCCACCCACCGATATTTCACCAATGCGCCATTCATGTCACTGGTTACCGCAATGTCAAAGTGGAATTCACCTGACGAGTCTTTGACCACTTCCGAGTCAACCCCATACGTTTTGACAACCGGCGTTCCACCTGCCACCTTATAGCGCACCGTCAACCCCGTGGGATCAGTCGGCACGCCTGCATCAGTCGCAGTTGAACAGGTTACCCGTACTGCATCCCCCACATCATATTCGTTGACGGTTGTTGCCATGATTAACTACCGGTTTGCGTATAGGTGTATGTGAATTGGATGCCGTCGCCACTGACCACGTTGATCGCGCTAAACAAACTGCGATCCATCAACCCGCCGCCGCCTGTTGCCGCTTGGTTGAAAATGCCATGCTCGGTGATTGCGGCCGTGCCGTCAAAGGTTTGTGTGGCTGTTGATCGGTAGTCCGCCGCTGTTGGTTGCGTCTGTGTGCCGGTCGCTCGTGTGCTGTTCACCGTCAATTCGGTTGTGGTTTCAGTCACCAGCGCCGTATCACCCGCCGCTTCTGCTGTCGTGCCCGTTCCAACGCCATGATACTTGTACGCCGAAATCGTTGCGCCAGCGTTATCCAAATGGTCAATTAGTGCGGCGATAAAAGCATTCGTTACCACACGATGACTCACCACGCCGTAATTGATGCGTGTGCCATCGGCTTTGATCAGCTCTGCCCGTAGCTCTGATATGCCGATGTTCCAGCCGAGCAACTTGCCAGCCACTTTTGCCGCGTGATGATTCGCCCATCCAATAAGGAAGGGTGTGGTCAACGCGTTCTTGACCTTCCAGCGTGCCACATAGGTTGACGCCCACCATGCCCAGAACCACGCCATCAACTGTGACAGCAAGTTAATCCGCTTCTTCCCACCGCCGCGAATCACCTTGATGGTTAATTCGCCGCTGCCTGCACCTTTACCAACTTGTTCACCCAACATCTTTAACTCTCCTCGTCACTGCTTGTCACGTTGTAAAGCGCCCGGTCTGTTGCCGTTACGCTGTAAATTACCCGATCCAAACTACTAACCCGTCCGGTTGCAGCATCCCGCGCCACCACATGCCCCGGTACATCTAACCCCGTCAGGCTCCCGATTAAACTGCCGATCGCGCTGCCTGCACCGTTCAAAATGCGCTGTATGAGCTTGCTAATCGTCCCCGTGCCGCTGCCCCCGCCGCTCACTAATTTATTAATTTGCTTACTGATAGCGCCCACTCCAGCGCCCGCGCCTGTTAAAAGTAAGGTATAGACTCGGCTTGTGTTTAACGCACCGCTCCCCTCCCCCGCGCCTGTCAGCAGCTTGTTAATCTGCTTGATCCGCCCACCGACGCCAGCCCCCGCCCCGCTAATCAGTTTGTTGGTTTGCTTGACCAACGCCCCTACACCCGCGCCGCCGCCTGTCAACTCCATCAGATAAGTGATCGCGCCCGAATTCAGCACCGCGTCCAACACGCCGCTGCCAGCACCCGCGCCCGTCAGCAACTTGTTAATCTGCTTAATCAATCCACCGACGCCAGCGCCATTTCCAGTCAAGGCTTTATTGGCTTGTTTGATCAACGCCCCAACACCACCGCCGCCGCCCGTCAATAGCTTGGTGAATATCGCGGCTGTTGAAAGTGTGCCGCTGCCATCACCCGCGCCTGTAAACGCCTTATTCGTCTGCTTGGCAATCGACCCGACGCCTGCACCCTCACCAACCAACACCTTGTTGATCTGTCTGATGAGCGTCCCAACGCCAGCACCTTCACCAACTAACGCTTTGTTGATCTGTTTGACCAGCGTCCCAATACCTGCACCGGTTCCGATAAGTGTCTTTATCGACTGTTTAGCCAACGCCCCTACGCCAGCACCCGCGCCCGTTGCTGCCTTGTTGGTTTGCTTGGCAATCGCCCCCACACCCGCGCCGCCGCCTGTCAACGTGCTGGTGTAGGTCGTGCCCCCTGAAGCATACGTAATGTCCAGCACCGGCACATTCGCCCCTGTGCCGTAGTAATCCTGCCATTGCCCTGCTGTAGTTGTGGAATTGGTATCCACCAGCATGACAATGGCATTACCCGCTGCCCATCCCCCACGGTTGACCAACTCTTGAATCACGCTGGTGACATCAATCGAGTATTCAGTGTCAACGGTGATGTTTGTTTGCGTCCACACACCGCTCACCGCCGTTGTGCGCGGGCGTGTCGTGATGTTTAAATTGCCGTTGGTGGTTGCCAGTACAGCCGCATTATCCGCTGCGTGGGCGCTCACCAGATACGCGATCACATCCGGCGACGCATTCCATGAGGCTTGTGCTTTCATCTTGTAAAACGCGCTGCTGATCGTCAATCCGGGGGTAATATTGCTATCGGTTGTGAAGCGTGCGCCCATCGAATACTCATCACCGCCGCCATGTGAACCCGGTGAAACGGGATTGGGGTTCAGGCTTACCGGGCTGCTGTTGGTGACATTACGCCCTGAATCATTGGCAATGCTGCCCATGTGACTCGTGGCGCTGGCTGTCATACTCAGTGTTGGCATCTAATCAGTCCCGATAATGGTTATTCTTCGCCGTAATCCGGTTCAACTTTTTGCAGCGTGTCTGGACGATAGCTGTGCTGCCCACCGCTCGAACTCTGCCACCCCAACCCGAATTCCTGTTTCTTCTCTGCCAACAATCCCTTCCATGCGGCGATTGCACTGGCCCAATCAATCTGCAACCAATCGGCCTTCATGTTGGGTTCAGCCGCCAGCTTGGCGATCACCTGTTTAATGCAGGCGATCACTGCCTTTGCCACCGTGCCCTCTTCAGACAGAATGAAACTAATCTCTTCATCTGAATAGATAGCCGTGGCCTCTTCCGTGTCACTGATGTGCCTCCTTACGCGGGTCACATCAGTGGGTGTTACAAGATCGTAGGAAAAGCTCATAATCAGTCTTTCCAAAGAATGGTTGCGGTCACACCGTCCGCATTATTCGCTTGTGCAATCGTCAACGTCAGGTTGGCACTCACGTATATTTCACGCCCCATGCCGCTGATGTCCGTCCCTGCCGTATTCTTGGCTTGCTGCATCGGATAAAACCAACCGTCTGTTGCTGCGTTGCTGATGCTCAAAATGGTTTGAGCAGGTGATACCCCCGCCTCTACCAACGTCACATCACACGTCGCCGCTGGTGGAGCGTCAAGGTATGCCAGATGCACACCGATGATCTCACCATCTACAGGCGTGGTCGTGTTTGCCGTTGCGGTTGCTGTTCCCGCGCCGCCCGCTGCACCCGTCGCCGTTACTACTGTTCGTCTAATCGCCATGATTCGATAACTCCTTTTCTCAAGCTAATTACTTAGCGTTGGGCGTCGATATATGACCTCAGTTGTAAAGCCATTGACTGCAATTCTTTGATTGTTTTTGCTTCAACAATAACTTTAGAGCTTGGCAAATCATCAAATGAACGGCTTTTCGCAGTGTCTAACGCTGCTTGATCCCATTCATCAACAATCTTTTGCGCTAAAGCCTTTTGATCGTCGGTGGCACCACGTAAAAACTGTACTTCAATAGTTTTCAATTCGCGGTTCCAGCGAACACAATCTAGTGGCACGCCAGCGCCTTCAATTGCTTTGTGCATATCATGGACGTTAACCTGAGTCATATTGCGATCCTTGTTCCCGAATAATTGGAGTTAGGCGAACGTGACACCGACAGCCGCGCCACCGCTCAGATACCAAGCGCCATTGTAAGCTTGCAACGTCACACGATTAGCCGCCGCTGCACCGAATGTGCCCACGTCTGCCCCTGCTCCAGCACCCGCCAAACCGTTGGCGATAGTCACCGTGTGGGCAAATGCCGTAGTTGAATACACTTCCAACTCTTTGCCATCGTCCCCACCGGCTGCCAATAATCCCGCCGTAGGCGCTGCCAATGTGATCGCCGCCGCGCTGCCCTTGGTAATGATCACCTTACCGCTCTTGATCGTGATTGCGCCGTCTGCGCTCATCACCTGTTGTTCGTGTTGAATCTGGCCTTGAAGAACATCAGCGGTCAACGCCGCTCCAAAATCCGTAACTGCCATCTTTGCACCTCATTTACAACATCAGATACAAAATCACCCCGCCATCGTGACGGGGTGACATGAAATAAGTTGACTTATCAGAACCTAAGCGACTTCGTGCCCGTACCACGCACGCCAATCATCAACGCCAAAGCTGTAAAACAGTTTGGTTTCATAGACGATCTCGGTTGTGGTTTCATCCACCACCATCGGCTCACTATTGCCGACGTTGTACCAGTTAGTGGTTTCGTTGCGCATGACACCATCGGCCATGAACCAATTGTTGGTGTCAGTCAGTCGCAGCCACGGAATGACTTTCCATCGCCCGTTGCCTTGCGCGTTGGCGTCATTGTTCGCATTGCCCGGATCACGCAGGGATTGGGTAATCTTGATAGCCGAGTCTTCAAGTTCTGGGGGAACCCAAAGTTCGTTCGGCATAATCCCGATTTCATTGCCCTTGTCATCCTTGGTGTGCATCATTGCCACACGCGTGGCGCTGACAGCATCTGCCGTCAATGCTGACGTGCCTCGGTTGCTGTACGTGCCGCTGCTATCTGGGTTACGTGGATGGGTAGCGCTGATGAGCGGTTTGCCATCGCTGAAGTTGTAGCTGGTGCTAAAAGCATTGTTGAGCAAGCTTGCGGCATCCAGTTCCATTTTTTGTTCAGCGCTCAAACCCAAACGACGTGCATACTGGTTGATTTTGCCGTACTGATCAAATTGAAGAAGTTTCTTCTCAATGACGAATTGCACGGGGTACTCAACATGCGTATAAGTTTGGGTATAAAGTTGGCTGAAGGTGATCCGTCCCTTAGTACGGTTGCTTTTGTACTGATCCCACGCTTCCGGCGAAACACCACCCAAGCCAACACCATTTTCTGCCGCAAGGTTTGAACCCTGAACGTTAAACAGTTGGCCGCGAAGGCTCGGAACCAAGCTCATGCCCAGTTCAAAGTGATGATAAATCCCCGGTATTAGGAGCGTGCTGAATTGACTTGCGGTAATCATTGCTGTCTGTCTCCTTCTATGGGTGACTTACGCGGTTAAAAAGTGCTCGGTGCGATGGATCATGACTAACGTGCGTTCTGATGCCAGAAAGCCGCCAACCACAATTAAGTCAACGTTGCTTGAAGCCGCGACAGTCATTGCCCCGGTGGTGCCTGCAATGTCCAGTGTTGCACCTAGTTCACGTGCGTTTGCATCGTAAACCGAATAAATTGCATCGGGCGCATAGTACGCCTCAATCAAGGTTGTGCTGTCAGTTCCGGCCTTGGTCTGCCGTACTGCACCTACGAGCGCCGTGTCATTGGTTGCTGCGAGATCAAACTCGCCTACTTCCAAATTGACCAAATCACCCTTCGTCAAAGTTTCGGTATCTTTGAAATACCGCTCAATGATCAAATCAGGACCGCCACCAAGGCGCCCCATGTACTGAAATCCTGCCGACGTGTCTACGACTGGCATTATGTTCGCTCCCGTCTAAATTCGATTATTCCTTCTTAGGCAGCTTGGATTTAGCTTTCGCGTAATCCTCGGCAGACATCCCCATACGTTTAGCGACGTCTAATTCATCAGCCGTCAATTTGGGGGTGCTCCCGCTATTGCCGCCACCACTGCCAAGCCCTGCCCCCGCGTCATAGTTCGGTGCAGGCTGCTTCGCCAACTGGGCTTCATTCGCATTCAACCAACGTTGCAACTTTTCGGGCGGATAATCTGATGGGATCAATCCGCGCATTTGCTCGGGAACGTTCTTAATCCGAGACTCATTCGACTCGCGAATGATTGCCTCCAACGCCGTCGCACGTTCTTCGATGGGTTTCAACCGTGCCACTTCAGCCGCATATTGATCGGCCAGCGCCTTGTGATTCCCCTGCTCTTCAAGCTGCTTCCGTTGGGCTGCTGTATAGGTGCTTAGGTCGCGTTTGTATTTCTCAAGGTCGGAATCCCGTTCACCCAACCGTTTGGTAAGCGCCTCGATAATCTTTGCCGCGTCCTCAATCGTCGCCGGTGTATATTTCCCGTTTGGCGATTGCCCTTCGCCCTGTTGACCGCTTTGTAGCTGCTGATCGCCAGCGTCACCTTCCGCGTACCACGTCCGCTTTTGCGCCAGATTGATGGTCGTTGCGCCGTTGCGTCGTGCTAATCGGATTGTGTGTGTCTTCGGCATCTCGCCTGCTCCTGTGGCATCTCGCCATCGTGTCTTGTGTTGGGCGTACCGCTGACAGCCTTACGGCCCTTCTAAGTACGCGTGTTCATGTTTTCCCAAGTATTTCCCAACCCTCCCCCACCTAACGCGCAAATGTCATTGGTTCTGATAACGCGCCTTCTGTGCGCTAAACACTTCCACCCTTGCCATGATCGTGATACACAATTGTTGTTTATGGAGGAATTCCCAATGGCTGATATAAGCGTAACCGCCGCCAGCGTCTTGTGGTCGTCAGGCGTACGTCCCATCACTGGCAAGGCTGGTGCAACCATCACGGCAGGTCAAACCGTTTATCTCGACACCACCACCAACACCTATAAGCTGGCTGATGGTGATACCGACCTTGAAAGCGTTGTTGCTGGCGTGTGTATCGATGGTGGCGTAAGTGGTCGTGACATCTTCGTTGCCCCACCCGGCGCGGTCATTCAGATCGGTGCAACCCCCGTCGCTGGCACTATCTACGTGCAATCACTCACACCCGGTGGCATCGCCCCGTGGGCTGATCTGGGCACTGGCGATTATGTCAATGTGTTGTTCGTGGGCGTAGCGTCTGGAGTCGTCGAACTCATTTGCAAGCGCGGTAGCACCGTTCACGCCTAATGGTAGCGAATCGCCCTCAACGTCAGGGCACCGTTCAAGACTTGATCAATGGGCTGCTCGATCGCGGATACAATTCCGCGGTGCAGCCCACCTTAAACGCGGTTGCTCGCTCCACCAATTCCGGCCTCATTAGCCAACGCCTCACTGAATTGGATAAAGAAGTGCAGCGCTTGATGGACGCCGGTGAAAAGCTGACGCCTGATAATGCCGTCTTGCGTGCTTTACTGGCTGACCTTGAAGACACTATGACGGTCAATGGGCGTGTGGTGGATGGTGCGTCCGAAGCTGTACAGCAAACCGGCATGGACGCCGCCGCCCGTATCCAACGCCAGCTTGCCCTTCCCGGCATGACTGATGCGCAGCTCGCCCGCATTGGCATCACGTGGAATAAGCCTGATCCTGAAGCCGTCGCCCGACTCATTCAATACTCCCAATCGGACGCGTGGGCAGCACAACTCACCAAATACGGCACCGACATTGTGGACATCATCAACAATCAAGCCATTCGTGGCATCGCCTCCGGATGGTCACCGCTGCGCACCGCCTCGCAGATCCGCAACATGACCGAAAACCTCCCCGGTTATCAGGCCAATAATTTACTGCGTACCCTTCAGCTCACCAGCTATCGGGACGCCACCGCCGCCAATCAGAATGCCAACGTGGACATCATTGACGAGGTGATTCGCATCGCCGCCCTTGATGATCGCACCTGTCTATCCTGTGTGGCACTGCATGGAACGGTCATTTGGTCAGGCCAGCGCAATGAAGGCGATCCCGTCCCCCGCGTCGATGATCATCATTCTGGCCGCTGCACCTGTGTTGTGCAGGTCAAAGGCCGCACCCTCAACATTCAATCCGGCAAGGATTGGTTTGATTCGCTGCCCCCTGAACGGCAACAACAGCAAGCCGCCTTCGCCGCCTCCCCTGCCAAGTGGGAAGCATTCAAGAATGGGCAGGTCAAACTTGATGACTTTGTGCATCAGTACAAAGACCCTACTTTTGGAAACATGCTGCGAGAAGGATCATTATCGGATGCTTTAAAAGGCACAAACAACAATCCTTTTACGTCTATTCCCAATGCACCGCGTCAAGTTGCCACCCTCAACGGTTACATTGAAGCTGATAGTGGATCACCCGGCACGACGCCCGAAAGTCTCAATGCCTTTTTGGATAGCAGTCGCGGCCCATTAGCCCAACAAATTCTTGATTATGAAATGGGATTGACCACGCTTGACTTCGACACTGGCGCGGTTGCTGTTGATCCGGCTGGTGTGCGTGAAGCTGCCAAACGTTTTGTGAAGGAAAGCCAAGACATTCAATATGGCAAGGATTACTTATTGAGTTTGGTACAGGAACAGGCCGCCGCCAATGGCGTGGATGTGACTGGTGCAGCCGTTGAAAAGCTCATGAATAATCAGTATGCCACCCAAGCCAAAGCCATCTTGACCACTGCCGACATTGGCAATGTTCGATTGACTGAAGCTCAACTCCGCCGATTAACTGAATCTGCCAACGGCAATTATTTGAGCATTGTCTACACCACCAGTAGCAGCGAATCCGGCAGTCTTGCCAATCGTGCATTGGGTGGATACAGTCAGGGTGTGATGACCGACGCCGCCCGTAAGGCCAAGCGTGAAGAATTCTTGCGTATTCTAGGTAGAATAGACTAACCCCCAATAGTTGGGCGTCCGTGTTGCATTACCAAAAACTGAGTTATAATAGAGCTATGAAAACAAGTACCCACGACGGCAAAGCCGTCATCTACGTTGATCATTTTAAGATCGCCCACACTGGCACGGTTGTCGGTCAATCTGACGATGGATCGCGCCTGTACATCCAAAGCAATCGCAAAGGCGTTAAGCCTGCCCCTTGGCACTTCACCATTACCCCTGACATTCTTCCTGCTGTACTAGCCAAATAAAAAGCCCCGATTTCTCAGGGCTTCTTACTGCTATAGCATCACCACAAATTTATGCAAGTTGGTCGTGACGGATCGCACCACCAAAGTGATTCCGGATGAATTGCCCACATCCGGGCCAGCCACTTAGCCTCGCCGACCAATGTGCCCACCATCTTACCCGCGCCAGTAAAATACTATCGCACATCAGAAAGACAATTATCAGAACTTAATCGGCTCTATAATGTCGGCAACCTTCTCAAGAAATTCATCATCGTATGTTTGCAAATAGCGAAGAAATTTCATAGCCGCTGCTGTGTTCAGGTAATGCTCCTCAATGCGCAATTCGTCATCCTGCTCTATCAGCCATTCTTTTGCCCAAAAGTGCAGGTTGTCCGCTTCAAAGCATCCGCGAATGTCCGCATGACTGAGGTTGTAATCTGCAATCACAACATGAGCGAAGGTGTAATTGGCATCTGGATATGCTTTGTCAAAATCGCGAAACTCTTGCGCCACATCTTCCGGTGTTTTCATAATGCCCCCAATACTTAAACACGCTGCTGATTATACACGGCCTTAATTCGTCGGAATGTTGAAGTTATCGAATCCGTTGAGCTGCCCCCCTGAATTGACGGTTTTAATCGCCACGTCCTTCGCCTTCTCTTGGATCATCATTTCAATATCGTCTTCGCTGTAGCTGGCAAGGCTCGATTGACCCAATGCACGCAGCGCCGCCCGTTCGTATCCCGCATCATTCAGCAGCTTGAACAGCGCCAGCACATCGCTATCGTTGCGCATTTCTGCCGACTTCCACCGCGTATCCAGCTTATCAATCGCCGGTGCTGATGCATCCCCGAAAAGCGTTTGCTGCATATTCGCCAGTAAGATGACATCTTCCCACGCGTTGCCGATCTGCACTTGCGCCCGATTCAGCTTGCCCAGCATACCAATCTCGCGTTGCTTCAGCGCCTCGCCTGATGAGCTATCGCCGCCCATCTGCCCCGGCAGTGGTGTACTGCTGATCACACCGATCTGGTTAATGATCAGCTCAATCCCCGCGATAATTTGGGATAAGTCGCCGCCCTGAATCCGTTCCAGTTTCGCGCTGCCCAGAATCGCCGCCTGTGCTTGCGCCTCTTCCACGTTTTGCGGCAAGATGATCGCGCCCGTACTGTCGACGATGTTCTTAAAGATCGTCATGCCCGGTGTCACTGCTTTGGGCATATTCACACCCACCGCAAAGAACACGCTAAAGGCTGTCAAGCGCCCCGCCATCACCAGATCAACCAACGCGCTGTTGAGGCTGTCTTGCATCGGCATGATGTTCGTCAGTTCAGACACGCCGCCCTTGTTGTAAAACGCGGTCACCGGCACACCCGGCGTCTTGCCCATGCGGATCGTTTCTTCTGGCGCGTCCATCGCCACCAACTGAATGCCATCTGTCGAATAATACTTATCCGTTTGGTTCGGATAATAGACATTCACGCGCTTGTAAAGGCTGGTGTTGGCCTCACCTTCCAAGCGATCTTCCACCGTTTGCGGCACGTCGTACCAGATCTTCACCGCCGCCGCGATTAATGACGCACTGCCCCGCTCGTACACGACAATCATGCCCGTGTCGCCGTCATACGCCAGTTCTTGCGCCAGCACTTCACGCTTGCTCACGTCGTCATATTGGCTCATCACGAATGTCATGCCGTCGCGTAGATACGCCACTGCAATATCACTCTGCAAACCATCGAATCGGTTGTACTCCATCAGCTCGTCAACCCACTCTTGCGCCGGGTCTTTGATCTTACTGGCCGCTGTACCGTCCGCTTCTGGCGGCATGGCTTCAGCCGGATTCACCGCCTTCACTTCGAACTTATCAACATTGAGACGATCAGCCATCCGGTCGACAATCAAGCTGCAATAGTTGATGTTATACCGTTCCAGCCGCTCATCACTGATGTTCAGCATCGCCTTCATCTCAGATGTCAATTGCATCCGGTGATAGCCGTCATAATAGTTCCTAAACAGCTTGACAAGATCGCCTTGTTGCTGTGTTTCCGTCTGCCACTGATGTGTGACCAGCCCACGCGCCATTAAAATCCGTGCGATTGTTTCAAGCATAACGTCCCACCTTATCCTCAACCCGCCAGTTTAGGCGTGGCTTCACTACCTGCACCGCAAAATAGCGACACGCATCCATCAGATGAAATGTCGCCTTGTCTTTAATTTCTTTGCTGACTTCACCATTCTTGATCACGCGTGAATAACTCATCACTTCATCAATCAATGGCCGCAAATCGTCCATCACGAACAGCCGATGTTGCCGGATCAACTGCGTTACGCGGTCAATCCCCTCCTCAACATCCATTGTGTCCGGCTCGCGAATGCCAAGCGCACCAGCCGACTTATAATCTTCTCTCCAATACTTCTCCGACTTTGCACCCACCGCCCACCAGATAACGCGCTCATTAGAATCCCGCGCAATTTTCAGGTCATCAACCGCATGTTGTTTGGCGTCCCGACGCTTGCCGCCCTTTTCCGCCCGGTAGATGTAATACTCATCACGCGCCGTGTCATGTGCTACCCAAATCTTGCCCGGATTCACAACCCCCGGATCAACCGCCACCATGCGCGGCCATTCACTGGGTAACACAAACCGCCTCACCTTATGCCCGCCATCTTCTCGCAGCGCGTCAATAAAGTCCTCATAGATCGCCGCCGGTGGTCGCCCGAATTCCGCTTTGTAATCCATCGCGAATTGATACGGTTGCATCGTGCGCTGTAATGACTCGTATTCGGCTTGGCTGAAGAATGGATTGACTGTGCTGACAAAGTTGATCACATCTATTTCAGGATCGCCTTGCACCCACGGATCATAAATCTGTTGCTTCAGCCATCCCATGTCGTAAGGTGTGGTTGTGCCCAGCACCGGCCCCGCTGCCAAGCTCACCCGCCCGCGGACATCTTTCCACACACGCGCGTCATATAAGCCCGGCTCATCCATCCACGCCGCCTTGGCGCTGAAGCTCTGCATACCCGCTTCTGATTCCGCCGTTCTCAGGATGATTCTGCCCCACATCTTTTCATAATCGTGACTGTGCGTCGCTCCAAACTTGCCCGTGTCTGGATCACATAACTCAAAAATGCGATCACCCGGCCAATATTTAGCGATGCCCAAATCATTCACAAAGTATTGTTTCAACGCTGGCAACATCTTGGCAATGAACAGATCGTTGGTTGCACTGATCGCCAGATAATCACCCGCGCCCAATTCTAATATTTGTCGGTGCAGCCATGTCGGCCCGTAGATCGTTTTGCCGCTTTGCTTACCCGCCAGCATGAAGATGAACCGCTTGACGCTATCCCACGCCCGCCGCTGCCCTTCATGCAGGTGTAGCTTAACTGTCTTTTCTTTGCGGTTGACCGTGTAAAGAGGCTTTGTGCCATCCTGCTCGTGGATCTCAATTGACCACTGCTTGGGAGCCGGTGGAGGCTTGCCGTAGATTTGTTGATAAAGCTGCGCAGCAAAGAGCGCTTCGGGGGATTGCATCACGACTGAGAAGCAAACTTATCGGAAACAATCTCCCGCCGTGCAATTTCTTTTCTGTTGGGGGAATATAAATAATCGGTTGACTTGTAGTTTTCCCATTCAATAATCTTGCCTGAATTCTTTTTAGCCCACGCTTCCCAATGCGCATAATCTTCTGGTTTGCAATAGAGCAGCCCGTAAACATGGGCTTTCAAATAAAAGGTTGCGCCACACAAAACAGCTTGCACCTTCAGCTTTTTCTTTTCAGTTTCTGTTATCACCTTAGCAGCTTTCCGTTTTTCGCTGCCCATCCCAAACACGTAATATAGTTCTTGATCTGCCATCACGCCGCCCCCGCTTGAACCATCGCCGCGAAATTTTTGAGCACTTCAGCCACATTCAGCCCCGCGTCCTTGATTGATTGCAACACGTCCGGCGATACATCCATCAACGCCGCCCCATCCGCGCCGGTCATTTCGGTTCTTTCGACGAATCCCTCATCCTTGCCCAACGTCTTCAGCACGAACATGTACGCCCGTACATGCCCTTCACTCGTCACGTTATCAATATCATTCACTAGCGCGTTGGTTGCCTTGCTCAACAAAGTTGATCGCGCCGCGTCCATCAGTTCTTGCAAGTCCGGCCATTTTGCCAGCGCATTATCCACCGTCTGCCGACTGCACCCCACCGCAGCCGCCACGCTTGCCTTCACCCCGTGCGATTCTTTAATCGCCCTCTCAAACAAGTCTTTGGGATATTGTGGTTTATCCTCCACCACGCCGCCCCTTGCCTGCTCATACGCCGCTTTTAATTCGGGGATGCGCTTCAAATAGCTGTACACCGTGCCCCGTGTACACGCCAACTCCTTAGCGATCGCCGCCGGTGATGCCCCTGCACGCTCAATCGCCAGTCTGAAGTCTGCCACCGAATACTTCTTGTTGTTGGCTCTTGCCATTCAACCGCCTAAACATGTCTATCAGCCGCGCATTCACGGCCTTAATTTTCGTCACTTTATGCTTACTATGCGAAACGCATACACCGCGCCTTGCATCATCCTACACAGTTCGTCAATACTTCATCGCACAGAATCAAAAAGCGCCCCGTCTGGAGCGCCTGTACTAACCATTTACGCCCATTTCTGTTGACGTAAGTATTGTTCAAACTCAATCAACACTTCAGGCTTGATCTTGTACACTGCATCTCCGTCTGCAAATTCAGCCCGAAACAACCACCCCTTGCAGTGCATCTCAAACAATGCTGTTCGCCCAACTGGCGCGATAGATGCCAAGAGTACCGGCGTTTTCTGAAGTGCCGATAATGCAATCATCTCGTCTGTACTCATGTCTGCTATTTGTTCGCGCAATGACTTTTCAGGCAGGTTGAATAATTCATTGCAGTTCATGTTTATCTTCCAGCGCCTTGATCCGTGCGTCTTGCGCTTCTACGACCTTCAGCAATCGCCATGTGGTGTCAATCAAATACTCAATTGCATCATCAATCACTGTGTTGCCCCGCACAGGTTCATTGTCTTTCATCCATTGCCGCAACTCATTTACGTCAATTGGTTCATTCTCTGCCATGATCTTCTCCTTACTTAATTTGACCACCCAATGACAAATTCTGTCCCATGCGGCCACATGCCCCTGTTAAGCGCATAGGCTAGCTTCTCCATCCGGCTGGGCAACCGATACCCGCGCCGCGCACCATGCCCCCCAACCCTGACGATTCGCCCCGCCTCATACATCGCCAGCATATCACGCCGTAAGCTGCCCTCTGCCCGATTGTATGGCAACCTTGTCTGCACGTCACGCGGCAATATCCCCCGCCTCAAATCGCGCTGCGCCTTGACCATCGCCGCTTCGATCTGTTGATAAACCAACTCAGTGTATTCGCTGATCATTGCCGCCCCCTCGCTCTACCTATTGCCCATCAGAAGGTGGGTTATCAGAATCTACTTGCTTAATCGCCGCACTAATCATCTTTTGCGATAATTCAAAAGTTTCTTCCGACATGTTGGGATCACCTTGAATATGCACTGGCGTTCCATCCACCGTCGTATAAAATCCGGTGCGCTGCTCTTCCACTGGCATCATGTCATCTTCTGGATTACTGTGACCAAACGGCCATTCAAATTGCACTTCGATCTCACCATCTCGATACTCATGATATTCGCGCGGGTCGCCACTCTTGGTGATGTAGGTCACCATTACGCCGCAATTCTCACACTTAAATGTATCTTCATAATAACCGTCGCTATGATCATCAAAACTTGCATCCAACGCCTGTTCATTGCACAGCGGGCAAGTGTTGCCAATATCTTCTAGGTGGATTTTGCATCTGATCACTTCTCACCTCGCATCAATCGTGCTACGCGCTCAATGATCGGCCATAAGATCGGCTCAATCGCTTTGATCACATCCGCCTTCAACTGCTCCACTGCCGAGTCTAGTTGAGCAAACGGCAATTGCACTTCATCAAATGGCAATGGCTCAGGATCATAAATCCCGCGCCGTCCCATTTCCTCAATCAAAATGTGATATTTTTTCATGTTTGCCAGTTGATCACCCGCGGACATGTGATGGTATATAAAAAGCTCCTGCCGTATCTCTTCAAGCGTGCATTCGCTGATCGTCTTCACTTCACATCCTCCAGATATTCCGCCA